CTGCTCCAGATGGAAGAGCAGATGTTACAAATGGTCGATGACATCGGGCTTTCAGGGACGGACGCCAAGCTCGCTAATGCTTATGTTTGCGTCGGGCGTAATGACCGACCGCGCACTATAGTCGACACGCTTCCCCATGAGGTTTCCCCTCACGCGGCCCCCCTTTCCGACCAGCCGCTCCTTGATGGACTTGAGGGCTCTCCCCGAACGCTGCGCCACAGATGCGACACCGGGTATACGGTTGTCTATCATTGTCGCACAGTAGTACTGGAGAACCGTCGTCCAGTCATCTATAACCTTCTCGGTCGCGTTCTGTTCTAGTTTGTCCTGCAAGGTTTTGTTGGCCTTGATGATATTGACAATAATGTGGGAGATGTCGTCCTCGCTACGCTGCTGGGCGTCGTGCTTGACGGAAGGCCGCACAGCAGGCGGCGGAACGGCAAGAACCTGACATATCATCCAATCCGGACGCGAGAAGGTCGGGCTGAATCCCATGAATGTAACATCTTCATCGGAGATACGACGGAATATTTTCAAGACGATCTCAGGTGTCAAACGCATAATCAGTTTATCCTTGGCCGTCCCATCCTCCGAGACGATGCCCTCGATGTTGTCCCATTCAGCGACGATAGTTGCAAGACCCTCCTTGTAGATTTTTTTCGGCTGCTTCGTCCCGCAGCCATCGCAGGTGTCGTCCCCGCAACGGCGGATTTTGCTGGCTCGAGGGAAGACGTGCTCCCACCGTTTGCGAGCGTCGAGCTCCAAAATATACTGGTATTTCTCTTTGCCTAAGAGCAACTTGCTACACTTTATGCATATGCACCTCAGTATTTTGAGGATGGTGTTCAGGTACTGGATGTAGAAGATGGGTCGCGCCATCTCGATGTGCCCAAAGTAACCCGGCGTTTGCATATAGTTCAGACCGTCCGTCGGACAAACCAATCCTGGGTCCAGCACCCCCATCCTCGGGTCGAATAGTCCTCCTATGACAGGCTTGTTATTGACATATGTATCGCGCGTCGTTATATTGGCCACCGAACCCTTCCTGATCTCGTCAGGGGACAGTATGCTGAACTGTATACCGAGGACGCGTGAACTGTTCATCTTGGTCCTGCTCTCAGGCATTCCTTACAGTACAGATAGAATATTTAGATCGTTTTCAATTTAAATGCCATTAGTTTTCGACTGCCAGGGCATGACGTATGCCAACAGGGTTTAGAAATTAATAGCGACATATTCTATAATGGATGACACACGTGATGCTGGGAAGTCGCCTAAAAAGAAATACAACCTGAGGGAGAGAAAGAAGAGAAAAAAGCACAAGCGTAAAGCCGCCGAGGAGTCAGACGACAGTGATAGCGACTGGGTCCCTGACGAGGCGCATCTCGTGTCGGATGTCTCGAGCTCGGATGACGACGGGAGCAGCGCGGACGGCGATGATGGGCCCGAGGACTCCTTCGACGCACGCGAGTATCAGAAATTCATCCAGAAGATATTTCCAAGCAAGGCGGGCAAAGAAAGGATGCGGCAGTTGGAGAAGTTGGATGCGCTGCTCGAGAAGAGGAAAGCCAGCAAAAAGAGTAAGCAGAAGGCAGGCCCGAAAGAGGGCACGGGAAGGTGCAAGGACAAGAAAAGGAGGAAAAAGAAGAAGTCGCGAGAGCCAAAGACTGCGGACGAGGAGGAGGATAGTCTCGACGAGTTCGTCTTGAGCGACGAGGAGGATGAAATGGACGAGGACGAACTCAAGGATATGCTGGGCCAGAATATGAAGTTCAACATCATCTTCACAGTTGGCGACGGACATGGCGCCGTTGCCGACTACGACGCCGACGATGACGGCACAGAGGATGAGGGGAGCGAAGAGGAGGAGGAGGAGGATGAGGACGCCGCCGAGAAGAAGCGGGGCTCTCTCGCGAAGGGCGCGCGCGTGGAGATGAAACTGCCGGAGTGGGAGGAGCCGTATACAGGTGTCATTATCGCCGTCAGCAAGCGCGGGCGGTACACTGTTCGCTTCGACGACGATACCTTCGAGGACTCTAAGAATGTTCGGTCCAAGCACCTAAAGGTGATAACAGCGCCAGGCGAGGATATAGACGAGGCGATGCTGGCTGAACTCGAGGTGCTGGCGGAGATTCGTAAGAAGAATGGCCGAAAGGCCTTTCTGAAAAAGTTCGACGAGCTAGCGCAGGCCAAGGAGAAAAAGGACAAGCGGGCGGAGCGGAAGAGGACAGCTAAGGAGAAGGCCACGAATGTTAAGAAGTTTCGCTCGCTCTTACGGGAGAAGAATGTCATGAATGACTTCAAGTACTTCAAGTCGCTTGAATGTGCAGACCAGGGAAAGATCATCAAGGAACTTCGCCAAGTTAACAAGTGCCGCAGAGTCGAGAAACCTTACAGACTCGCCCTTCTCGAGGCAAACATGCCAGCCGCCTTCAAGGCCTGCGCGCTCGCGAAGATCAATACGCTCAACTACATGGACCCCGGCTCTGGCGAATACTACAAGATCAAGCAGTGGGTAGACGCTTTCATGCGGGTGCCCTTCGGCGTGACAAGGGGGCTCCCGGTCTCGATAAAGGATGGTACAGAGAAGTGCAGCGAGTTTATGGAGAAGGCAAAAGCTACATTAGATAAAGCAGCCTTCGGGCTTGACGATGCCAAGATGCAGATCATGCAATATGTTGGCCAGATCATCAGCAATCCCGCCGCCATTGGCAGCGCAATAGCCATCCACGGCCCGATGGGAACAGGCAAGACTACCCTTATCAAGGAGGGTATCAGCAAGATACTAAACAGGCCGTTTGCTTTCTTAGCCTTGGGAGGAGCTACCGACAGTAGCTTCTTGGAGGGCCACTCATATACTTACGAAGGGAGCATATGGGGGAAGGTTGTGGACATCGTTATGCAAAGCAAGTGCATGAATCCTGTCATATACTTTGACGAGCTCGATAAGGTGTCGGACACGCCTAAGGGTGAGGAGATAACGGGCATTCTTACCCATCTTACAGATACTTCGCAGAATGACAAATACCACGACAAGTACTTCGCCAACGTGGACTTTGACCTGAGCAAAGCCTTGTTCATCTTCAGTTACAACGATGAGAGCAAAGTTAATGCCATTCTGAGGGACCGCATGTACCGCATCACCACCAAGGGATATACAAGCAAGGAGAAGATCACGATCGCCAAGGATTACTTAATCCCGAAGATCGAAAAGAATGTGAATTTCGCGGCTGGCCAGATAATCATCGAGGACGATGCCTTGACTGAGATCATAAACCGCTTCACGGACGGTGAGAAGGGCGTGCGTAATCTTAAGCGTTGCCTGGAGATCATCTATACGAAGCTCAACCTTCATCGACTGATGAAACCTGGCAGCAGCCTCTTTGAGAATGAGCAGGTGATGAAGGTAACTTTCCCTTTCACTGTGACAGCAGAGCGGTTGGGAAAGCTGGTTAAGAAGGGCGATACTTCCACCGTTCCGTTCGGCATGTATATGTGAAGCTTTAACGTGCATGTTTCTGCAGCCACGCTAACTGCTCCGCGGTTACTTTGCGGACCGCGCCCGCGATGACCACGGCGTACATCTGGGGACGCGTCCGACGCGTCCCTAAAGAGAAAGCTGATCTGGTGCCCGCGCTGGCCCCACCACCACTGCTACCGCAACTTGAACATGGCATCTATATATCTATGGCAACATATTTCTGCGGCTGCCGAACAGTCACAGCCACGTCCAGGAGGGTTTCATTTCTCCAGCATTTCAAGAGCAAGGTGTTTGAATCCTCTACGTAATGGTAACAGTTATTTATGTGCTGGGATATGAAGAACCCATAGACGTATTCTTTCACCAGGTTACGGGGAAGCCGGATCCACAGCCGCGGCTGTGGCTGGACGGCAACGGCGAGGGTGGCGAGAAGCAGCAAGAGGGAGTGCATGGGCGGCGACTACTATTTGTCCTTGACCGTATATCAATTTTGCATCGGCCTAGAGGTCTCAACCTATATGTAGGCAATGGACAAGTCACTGAAAATGCTTATTAGATTTCGCGATATGGCCGCACGCGAGGTCATGTTTATGGAGAGCGAGCTGGGTGATAAAAAACGTGCCCTCGCAGACGTTAACTTGCTCATCAGCGAGCTCTGCGAACACGACTGGATTACTGACCATATCGACCAACTGGCTGGCTACAAGCAATCACAGCCCATCGTATACTGCTCGAAATGTGACGCGACCAGGGCCACATAGGGTCGCGGTGCCTATGGCCGCTGCAAGAGATTTAATTCAGTGTTCAAAGCATTGAATTAAAGTTTAGAAGTAGCTGTTGGCTACGCGGTTGCCACCACGCGCATTGATGTAGTCCACCTGCTCCTTGGTCACGCAAGCGCAGCCGTCAGCGCTGCTGACGTTGGAGAAGGGCGGCACGCAGCACTCGGGCGTGAACTTATTGTTCGCGAAGAAGAAAAGCTCGCCCGGCGGCAACGGAACCCGCGGCCCGCGGTTCTGAGACAGATTCTGCCTGTAGGGGCCGAGGGATCCACGGCCGTAGGAACCCGGGACTCCTCTGCTCATGCTGTATCCCAGGTTGGCTCCCAGGACGTCCATTCCCTCGCGTATTTTCTTTTTGACCGCGTTCTTTCTTACGCAGCCAGCGGCCAGGTGCGTGCAGAGAAGGGCACCAATGATGAGAGCCGCTACCAATACTTCGTTACGACAGGTATATCCAGCAATCTTCATACTATACATATTTGATAGATAAAAATTAAATGAAACTTGTGCTGCAGGGTCTACGTGGCCTATTCCCTAAATCACAGTTTCCTATCTGCCCTTCCGTGTCGACAGTTCCTAAATCACGGCGCACAATCTGCGAGGTTAGTCCTCCCAATCCCAGAAAGTGTGCTCCCCGATCTGGATTAGGTGGTCATCGGTCACTAGGCAGGACAGATGCAGGTCATATTCCTCCGTCGGAATCGCGTCAGGACTGTCTTTTACGAAAATAAACCGACCGCTGTGCGGGCAGCGTAGCCGGTGGTCACCTGTGACATATATGTCCTCGCCCAGTGTCTCGCTAGGTATCCTGAAATACTTGTTTCCTTTGTGCCCCAGAAGGTTCAACGTGCCTCGGACCACACTACCATTTTCCAAGCGGTCGCCCAGCAGAACGTCGCTCATTGGAACTGTCTTGCCGCTCGCAAGTTTAACGGGTGTGTTTGGTCTGAAACACGGGTTTGCCGGTATACTGGAGCTTGACGTCAGTTTGAAGATCGCATTTATAAAGATAAGGACTAGCGCGAACGGGATGGCAATAAGAATGAATAGGACTGTCATCGGTATGGCTATCTCCCATGTGAAGATGAAGATCCACATAATTATTGCCGCCGCTGCGAGTATAATTAGGAATATGATAATGATCTCCATGAAGGCACCAAGATATGCCCGGAGTGAAAGGTATGCTGTTAAGACGGTATATAGGGCGGTCACCATAGCACCCTGTGTCCTGTTCATGATCGTACGCAAACTGATCATTATATGTTGCACGGCGATCAGGACGTTGTAGATCCGGTTAATGATGTTCTTGATAATGGCATCCAACTGGGTCCGCAGGTAAGCAAAAAGTTTCCTAATTGTATTCACAGCAACTCCGAGCTCACCAAACATATCAACGACAGCTGTCTGCACGTAGTATATAGGCGCCAGGAACAGGTGCACAATCTTGCTCAGCACGTCTCCGGTGCATTTTGCAAAATTCTGTGCTGTGAACTCCATCTTTGACATACCAGGGTCTGGATTGATAATCCCTGCGAAAGGCATTACCGCCGGATTGCACCGATCATTCAGCCAGTTTGCTTTGAGGGGACGTAAGTGGTTCAGCACATAGTGGTAGGAGAAAAGGAGAAAGAAGGCGAAGAGGGTCAGGCCCGTAATAACCACGGACCCGCCATACTTATCTAAATACCCTGTCTTCTTGTAGATCTTATTTATGTACTCTCCGAACGCTGACTGTGATGCAGTTTTACGGATAGTATCCATTATATAGTAGACGGATAATATTCGGCGGTATATGTTCCAGTTAGTCTTCCCAGTCCCAAAACGTGTACTCTCCCACCGGGATAAGATGGTCGCTTGTAATCAAACAACTCATGGTTTCGTCAAGGATGTCGGTTCTCTCCGCGTCTGGATGATCTTCGACAGGGATAAACCTCTGGCTTTCGGCCGACCTGATCTTGTGTTCGCCGGTGACATAGATATGATCTTTCAGTTCCTTGCTATAGAGTTTGTAATAGACATCCTGCTTTCCTGGCTTAAGCTTGAGGACACCCCTTACACGGCTCCCGTTGGAGAGAACGTCGCCGAGCGCCACATCGCACATAGGGACCGTTTTGCCGTTTGCCAGCTTGACAGGGGTGTCGGGTTTGAAGCAGAGCGCCCGGACGACCTCGCCGAGCGGGCCGGCCCATATGCTCAGCCCAAGTTTCATCGAGCTGTCCATGATATAGAGGAGATTTGTCATCACACCGAGTATTTTCATCGCTAAATCTTTCATCTGGATTACAAGCCGTTGGACCTGTATGAGGATGTTCATAAATATCCCGAAAATGTCCCCGATCACACCGTCCAGAGCCGTTCGCAGATACGAGAACAGTTTCCGGATCTCGTTTATTGCGTCTGTGATGATTCCTCCCAGACTGCCGGTCAGACTCAAGATGTAGTGGATCGGTGCCAGGAAGAAGCCCATCATATTCTTCTGTATGTTTCCGATGCAAAATGTGAAGTTCTGCACTGGATCGTGTCCAAACTGGCTGGCAAAAGGCATTACAGCGGGATTGCAGCGGTACTGCGGCCAGTCTTTCTTCAACTTCTTCATCCCAACGGAGAGAATACTAAATAGATACATGGCGACAAATATCAGTATGATGGCGACTGCTAAACCGATATCTTCGAATTTCATACTAAGATATAGGCCTATTTTATTTGCTGACATCAACTTAATATCGGTATATCGGGTAGCTCGGCTTGATCAAGGTCCGCACGTCGTATAACTTACACGCAGTGTTGCCACCACGCATCCGCCGACCCCTACGGCGCCGCCTCGTCCTCCCACGCTGTCGCCTCGTCCTCCTCCGTGAGCGCTTCCGCTTGCGGCGCCGCTTCCTCTTCCTGCGGCGCGTCCGCCGCCTACGACCGCCGCCTGCCTTGAACTGCGGAGGGGCCAAGGGCGCGCCAAGGGGGGTGGCCCTCCAGTAGGGGCAGCTGGGCCCGCAGGCACTGTAGTAGGGAGGCATCGGCCCCCCGCCACCCTGCGTGGGGTTAGCTGAGGACGTATGGGGCGTTCCGATCGGGGCGACAGCACCATCATACTGCGTGTCTGATGTGGCCGAGTTACCACGCTTCACGGAGTTGGTAATGTTCTGGTTAGCGTGATCCGGCCCATAGGCAGTCACGTTGCCGGAACCGTGGGGGGCTTGCGGAACGATCTGTGTGCCTCGGGGACCTCCTCCTCGCCGGCCGCGTCGCCGCGCTCGCCTTCTCTTGGTCCTGCGCCGCCTCCCTCCGGCGAGCGCCTTGTTCCGTTCCGTCTGCTTCTGGGCTGTCGCAACGATAGTCTTATGGGTGTGGTTCATGGCGGCAAGCGACGAGGCACCCGCCGCGGTCGCCTTCATCGGCTGCTTCTGTGATGTCGTCTCAAATTTCCAAGGTGCCATTTCTTATAAAGTATAATTAGATTAAAATTGGTTAAGAGCCAAAAGTGTAATACCTCCCATAGATGGACGAGAAAACACGCCTCAACCTACAACGCATGGTGAAGGAGTATGGTGCGGACGACAACACTGGGAAGATAAGGGAGCTTCGGCACAGCAACAAAATCCGCGAGGATGTAGACAAGTTGCTGACGCTTAAGGATAAATATGGCCGGCTGGCCAAGACGAACAAGGCGCAGTTCGACCGTATCGTCCACTCGCAGTGCCACTTCCTTTGGTCGAACTACACGAACATATTCAACCGCATCTTGAAGGATGAACTGGACCTGGATATCTTGCGCCAGTTTCTGAGTAAGCTGAAGGATGTCGAGGAGGGCCGCCTTGACCAGCATGAGGCATCCGTAGAGGTGGGGACTATCCTGAAAAAACTCTACATAGATAGTGCTGTCCGGCACGAGAAGCATGTCGAAGAGCGCGACGGGAAGAACAGAAAGAAGAAGAGGAAACGGCCTCCACGTGATGTGAGCTGGTCACGCTTCAAACAGAGTGGTCTTCTGGCGGATAGTCTCGCGAGCGACCAAAATTGAAACCGATGAACGTGGACTGATTTGTTGATAAACGATGACGACACTCGTAATTGTCGAGTCACCCGCCAAATGCAAGAAGATAGAAAGTTACCTCGGCCCTGGCTACAAGTGCGCAGCCAGCTTTGGTCATATCCGCGGCCTCGCGGACGGTCTCCAATGCATTGACGTCGACAACGACTTTCGCCCAACCTTCAAGGTGCTTCCGGGCAAAGGGAAGTATATCAAGGCCCTCCGCGACAAGATTCGAGA